TCGTTCGATCTCCGCAGCCTGCTCGTCCAGTTCATCCAGCGGATCGCCGTTCATCTTTGTCTTTACCTGATTTCAGTAGCGTCACTTCATCCTCTCCAGCAGCGAGCGGAGCGTAGCGGCGATGTCGAATCCCCACAAGCGGCGAATCGCCTCGTCAATCGCCTCCCGCTCCCCGGCGGTGAGCGTCATTTCCCGCCCGGTGCATTTCGCTGGCTGCTGCACCGATTCGGCGTCGTTCTTTCCCGAGCGGGAACGCTCGCAGAGCATGGCGTCTGCCATGCTATAGGCAAGGCTTGGTATGGCATCTGTACTATAGTCACCGTTCATCAACAGCCCCCCGGCCGCCGCAGCGGCGAAGCGGTCGCGGTCGTTCATGCTGGCACCTCATGCGTGAGACGCTCGTACAGGTGCCGCAGGCGGCGGCCAGGCTCCGCCGGTTCGAGTTCGCAGATCGCGTTGACCATCACGCGGCGCTCCTCCGGCGTCAGCGTGGCCGCCGATCGCCAAAGCGACACCTCGCCACGCAGTCGCACGATCTCGCCGGCAGCCTCCAGCACCAGCGGCCGCGCCGCATCCATGAGAGCGTAGGTGCTGGCGTTGCGGAGACGTTCCACAATGTCGCTCATGCTCCCAGCCTCTTCACGGTAATCACACGGCCCTTTCCGCCAGATGTCGGCAACTCGATCTTCTTGCGACGCCGGCCGCCCGCCTCGGACGACGTCGGCTGCACGCCCACGATGCTCGCGGCCACCGCGGCACCCACGCAGCAGTCCCACCAGTGATTATCCCTGCCGGCCATCTTCCATTCGTCCACAACGCGGCCTCGTGCCTCGGTCCTTACAGGGTACTCGGCTGTCAAATGCTCGAGCAGCATGTCGTGCTCGCCTTGGTGCAGCGTCATCGCCTCTGGATCGCCGATCGCCAGCCGCAACCGGGCCGCGCAAAACGTCTTCCAGAAGTTGGCGTCGTAGATGCACGACCGCACTTCGCTGTCGCCTAGTTTGGCGATCCGCCAATTCAGCCCGACCTTGTCGCCGCGGTGCTTCTGCTTCTCGGTCAGCGGCTGCGACGACGCGCCGATGCCGCGGCCATGGCTCGGGATGATCTGGGCTGCGAATGGAGACTGCTTGCAAAACGTCCGCACAACCGTCGTGCTCTGCCCCCAGTTGGCGTCAACCATCAGCCGGTCGATCCGCAGGGCCACGCCGTCCTCCCGCTTCCAGTCGCTTGCCAGCAGCAGCTGGGCCGTCTTGTCGAGTCCGGCCCGCAGCGACGCCTCAAAGCCGGCGTTGTTCGCAGCCCGTGCCAGCGTCCGCTTGGCGTGTGCGGCCTCAAAGAAACTCGACGCCTGATCCGGGTAGGTTCCGTAGGCGACGATGTGCCCGCCGAACGACTCGCCCCACGATGCCACCAGCCAGAAGAGAAGTTTCTCCTGCACGTCGACAAACGCCGTGAGCGTATTGTGGCCGGCTGGCACCACGCCACGGCCCGGCGGCACGGCACGCAACGCCAGCGACCGCTTGTCGAGTTTGTCTGACGCGATGTCGTCCGCGAGCGGCTGGTTTTGGTACTCGGCGAAAAATGCCGACTCGCCGCGGTCAATCCGCAGATTCCATGCGTGCTGGATCGCCGAAACTTCGTCGGCGTTCTTGCGCTCGGGCCACGCCACACGAGCCCCGGCGTCCATCGCCGCCTGGTGCTCGCGGTAGAACTCGTCAGCCTCGGCTGTGCCAGCACCGTCACGCTGCCCCTGCCGGCGGATCTCGGCGTACTGCCCCCACAGATCCTCGGCCGTTGGCCAGTCGTAGACGAGCTTCGTGCGCTCGCCCTGCCACTCGGGATGCTTCGCCCGATCCAAGAGCCGGTCGGCGAGGTCGTCAGGCCGGATGACGGTGATGGTGCACAGGCCGCTCATCTTCACGCCAGGGCCGCCCAGGCCAAGGATGGCACCGGAGAGAATCCGCTCGCGGGTCGCCACTTGAGATGGGCTGCCGGCCGCTTCGTCAGTCTGCGGGTCGTCGATCAGCACCAGCTGCGGGCGGATCGTCTTGCCGTCTGGCCGCGTGTGCTTGATGCCGCGGATGCGGCCCGTGATTCCGGCCACCCGAACGGCAGCCCCTGCCGACGGCGCCTTTGGAATCCACGGCAACGTGATCTGGTCGGCGGTCCATTCGATGTTGGTCGGCTCGCCTTCGCAGGTCTGGCCCTGTGCCCGGCGCGTGATGCCCTCCATCGCCCGCACCGGGAAGCACGCCGCCGGGAAGTCCTCGAGGAGCAAGTCGTTTTGCTCCAGATGCGACTTGATCGAATCCAGCATGGCGTTGGCAATCGCCTGGTCGCTGCCAATGAGCATGACGAATTGACGATGGCCGTAGAGCATGGCCCAGATGCACGCCCACTCAGACAGGGTCGACTTTCCAGACCCGCGAGGCATGGCGAATGCAAAGAGCTCGCCCTTGAGTACCGCCGCCTCGATCTTGGCGATTGCTGTGAGATGGTCAGGCGACCATGCCAGCGGGAACGTGTCGCCGCCGTAGGTCTCGCAGAAGAGCCGGAAGTTTTCACGGCAGGAGTCGTGCCGCTTCTTGTTCTTGATCGGCGGGATCGAGCCGATGTCGCGGCCTGCGGCCGCGAGTCTACGCGACCACGAACCAGCCTGCGACTTCTGTTTTTCGTAGGCCGCCTTCGCTTTGTCGAGTCGGCGTTTCTGGTCCGAACGAACCATGCCAAATTGGCCCTTCAAAACATGCTTATTTTTGGCTGCTCGCCATCCCCCGCCCGCCTAACAATCGGCGGGAGAACCTTCCATTTTGGCTGCAGCATTTTGCGGCGCTGCATTTTGCAACACTGTAGCATTTTGCGTCACTGTAGCGTTTTGCAGCACTTTCACGACTCCGTCGCTGCGTGAGCCCGTGCGGCCACGATCGCACGTGCAAGCGGCACCAGATCGCCCACGCTCACAATGACGACAGAAGGCTTGCCATTGCGTCTGTGCCACACGATCGGCGTCTTCTCGCCTGCGTCGTCGCTGGCCTGCTCCAACGCCTTGTAGACGTTGATCGTCTCGGTGCGTTTGCACTCAACGTGCACGCTGACGCCTTGCAGCACGACGTCGGGTGACTCTGGCCCGCCTTGGTGCTGGACGCCGCGTCTCGCGTCGATTCCATAAGTCAGCCCAAACACTGCCGCCAACTCCGCCGCAGCTTCCCTTTCGCCTCTTTTCCCTTTCTCGCGTTGCATCCGTCCCATCAGTCAGCCTCCTCATCAAGCAGCCTTGCCGTCAGTTCGACGATCTGGGCCTGGAGTCGCGCCACCTCGGCCAGAAGCTTCTGGATTTCGTCTCGATACATGGCACGCTCGTAGTCGGTCACGCTCGCGCCCTCGCTCGCTCGTGCGACAGCCGCGTGTCGGTTTGCGTCGGCGTCTCCGATCGCCGTCTGGCGTAGTGCCGCTCTCTACACTCGCGTGCTCTTTCTGCGATTTCCTGTGGTGTCGGGTCGCGGTCGCCTTTCACGCCCTTGCGTGGTCGATCTGGCAGTTTGTGCCGCACCTTCAGCCTGCACACCAGTGACGCACCACAGCCCAGGGCAGCGGCGATCTCGTCATACGAGGCGCCGCTAGCCCACAGCCGGTGCAGTTCCAGCACGGAATAGTCAAACTTCCTTCCGTTCACGCTCTAGTCCTTCGCCAGCGGCATCACGACGTTTCGCAGCGGGTGCTTGCCGTCGGTCGGCTCGCCAGCCCGGAAGATCACGGCCGACTGCTCGTCTTGGGCCTCGATCTCCACTGTCTCAGCGGCGTCAAGTTGCCGCAGCCACTCGATCGCAAACTGCGGGTCGAGTTTCACATTGCACACGTCGCCAACCTCGACGATCTCGCACGTGGCCGAGCTCTCGCCAAACTGGCTCGACCTCGCCTGCATGAAGATGCCGTCGTTGCTGAATGACCACGTCACGCCCTTGCTGTCCTCGCTCGCACAGATGCTCGCCATCTCGCAGGCGTGCAGCAGCGGCCCGACCTGCACCAGCCAGGGCTTGATGCTGTCGCGTGTCGGCTCCGCATCACGCCAGCGTGGAAAGCGGCCCTCGATCTGCCGAGCCGTCACGACGGTGTCGCCGATCGTGGCCACCACCAGCGAGTCGGTCCGCTCCAGTTGGATCGGATCGTCACCCGACGCCAGGCGGTAGGCGATGTCGACCACCCGGCGCGGCACCAGCGTGAGCGACGGGTCGAGGTCTTCGTCGATGCTGGCCGACGCCACGCACATGCGGCGGCCGTCGGTGCCAACGAAGATCATCTCGCCATCGGCGTACTCGACCAGCACTGCCCCAAGGGCAAAGCGGCTGCTGTCGTTGTCCGTGGCGAATCGCACCGCCGCTACCAGCGAACGGAACTGATCGCAGGGCAGGCGACCGATTGCCTTGAGCCCGTCGATGGACCGGGGGGGGGTGGGAAATTCTTTGGCGTCCTCGGTCGGCAGACGCCACGTGCCGTTGCCGGCCTGGATCGTGCAGCTGGTGCCGTCGGCCACCAACGTCACCTCATCGCCAGTGGCAGCGTGCAGGATCGCCTGCAATCTCGCCGCAGGAAGCAACAGCGGATCGCCCGCGTACATCAGCGGCGTCTGGATCGTGACATCCAGATCGGTGCCGGTCAGCATCCCCTCAGCGAGCAGCACGTTTTGCAGGATCGGCTTCGGGCTTCGCGCCGGCACCGCCTGCAGTACGCAGGCCAGGGCTGTGCGGACGTCCGATGTCGAGAGGGATATGCCAGTTTGCCGAGCCTTCTTCGGCTTCGTCATTGTCGCGGTCGTCATGGTCAGAGTCCTTTCTGAAAGTGATGCCCACGGCGATACCGAGGGCAAACGTCAATCCGTTCACACACACACCAGCACAGAGAAAAATCACGTTGTCGATGGTCACGCTGCACCGCCTTTCTCGCCGCAGCACTCTGCGAGCTCGAGCTTCCGGGCCACCGTCATCAGCCTGTCCGCCTGGTTGTCGATTACCTTTGCCGCAATCAGCAAAAGAATTGCAGTCATGTTGTCAGTCGTGTCCAGCCGCGCGCGGCTTCGGCAGTGTGTGGCCAGATCCCGAGCGTTGATTGCGTGACTCATGTTCACTCCCCCACCGCCAGGTCGGGCGGGCAAGTCCCGCCCGTGCCTGGCGTTTTGGAAATATTGATTTCCCCACTGGTATCTATTGGGATACCAGTGGGAAATCTTGTAAGGCGCCCACGGCTCGTAGGCGCTGCGCCCACCGCTCGTGGTCGGGGCACATACGGCTCGTAGGCGCTGCGCCCACCACCCGTGGTCGGGGCGCCCACCACTGGTGGTCGGGGCGCATACGAGCCGTGGTCGGGGCGCCCACCACCCGTGGTCGGGTCACCAAGCCCAAAAATGCTGTCCGCAGACCCTTCTCCTCGCAGCACCATTGTCAGGATGCCGGCCTCAAGCAGCTGCTGCACGCCGCGCTGCGCTGTCATCGGCCTGACGCCAAGGGTTCTGGCTGCGCCTCGAATGGCAAACTTGGCTGTGCATTTCTCAAAATCAGCCCAGCAGAAGAAATACAGAGCCATTAGACGGCCTTCGCTGCGAAGACGGCCTATTGATCCGTCCTGCATAAACGCCCGCCAGCGTCGCCGTAATTCGCCCCTGGGGTTTGGTTTTTCAGTTGCCATCACCGAGCCCCCCATGAGCCTTCTTTGAACTCTGGAAATTCGCCGACGAGCACGTCTTCAAAAACCTGATATTTGCCGTGAAACCACAGGTCTACGTCCTTCCGCTCGCCCTGCCGAAGCTTCTTACAATGCCACCGCACCCGCACCTCACCGTCCGGGCCGACCTCGTCGGTACGCTCGCCAAACAGGAAGTTGTCCACGTCAAAGTCAATTTGGTTTGACCCCTTCCCGATGTTGCCGATCTCCGTGTTGTGATCCACGCCCTTAGCGATATTGGTGACTAGTAATGTCGCGATATTCCGTGTGGTCGTGATCTCGCGTAGTTTCAGCAGGACTTCGTTGATCTCACCTGTCTTGTCCGTGAACGCTCTGGTGCTGCGCACAAGCTGCAGGTAATCAACCACGAGCAACCGCACGCCGTCCTTTGCACAGGCTCGCTCGATTTTGTCGATCACAAGCGGTGCCTCGATCAGCTTGAGCCGGCTGCCGATTTTGTTTGCGAGGTTCGCCGCCAGGTCTTGCGAGTCACCTGATTTGTGAATGACGTCCTGCAGCGTCAGGCCGCGATCTCGACCGCCCCAGTTGGTGATCGCTCGAGCAGCCAAGGCCGCGCGTGTCATCTCTCCAAGGCACCATGCAGCCACGAGATCATCCATCGACTCAAGGCACTGCAACGCCAGCTGGAGAGCCAACGCCGACTTGCCAACTCCCGGCGCGGCTGCGATTGCAGTCATCTGCCCAAGTGGCAACCCGCCGTCAAACAACCTGTTGAGCGATTCCATCCCAGTGGCGATTGCCGGTGTCTCCTCTTGTTCGTGCCACGATTGGATGGCGTCCACCAATGTCGGTGTCGGAACCTCATCGACGGCGTCTGAGACAGGCTGCGCCTCGTCTGCCGGGCCGAGCACCGGTAGCCGCGTCCGTTTCCAAGCGTTGGCAATCTGTCGCGGGCAATCATCGAGGTCGTCTTGGCGAAGCCCGACCCGACGCATCCGCTCCATGATCATGTTTGTCGCTTCGGCAACTCCCCAGCCGCGCGCGGCAAGATCGCATGCGACTGTGAACATGGTTTGCCGGCGGCCGGCAGCCAGGGCAAAGCCTTCCTCGAGAAACCGCCTCGACAGGTCGCTCATGCTTTTGTGCTGCACTACAACCGACTGCGTTGCCGTCTTTGAGAATCTGGCCAGCGGGTAGATCCGCGTAGCGTCGCAATCCTTGAGCACCGCCAGAGGTCGCTGCTCGTGCTTCCAGTTGATAAAGCCTGGAAGCCGCATAATCCGCGGCCAATCGCACACCGACTGATCTGAGCCGAGGGCCGAGGCAATCGCCTTCATGCGCAGATGCCACGCCTCGGCGTCTGTCATGGGCTGATCAAGCCGCCACCAGGCGTGAACGCCGCCGCCACTCTCAAGAATGGCCGTTGGCCATGGCAGGCCTGCAGCCTTGATACGCGCGTAGGCGTCCTCCAGAATCACGCCGCCGTCAAAGTCAGCAAAAAGGCACCTTGCCAGCTTCACGCCTTCGGCCTGCGAAACACCCTTCTCGCGTCTTGGGTTGGCTCCGAAGTAGGCGTGCACCCGCTGGTGGTCGTCGGCGTTCAGTCGCTCAAGCCACTCCACAATGTCTGGAATTTCGGTAAGGGGAGACCACTTCCTGCCAGCAGCAGGAGGGAGGGGCCTAAATTCGATGATGTCCTCGGGCTCAAAAATCGCACCGAGAAAATCAATGCACTGCGACAGAGTGTCCACTTATCTGGCGTCCTTTTATGTCTTTGTGCGGATGGCATGTTTGGTGGCAGTCGTGGCACAGCGACACAAGGTCGCATATCAACTCGTTGAACAGCCGCTCGTACGTCATGTGGTGAACATCGGTCGCAATGGCATCGAGGCATCCTTGGCAGAGATGCCCGTCGCGTTCTAGCGCCTTTTGCCGCCGCGCCGACCACTGCGGTGTCAGCAGGTATGCGCTGTACGCAGCCCACCACTCTTCGTCGCGCTCACGTTTGGCTGCCTCAGCCTGCAGCCGCGACGCTTGCAAGTTTGCGCGCTGTATCTGATCGTCCCACAGCGGCAGCGACTCAATGTCGATATTGGCCGGCTTTGCAACCCACGCGCCAAGTCCAGTGCGCGAGTAGTCGATGCCGCCGCATTTCCAACATTGGTACGTGAACTGTGACGTGCCGTTGCTGGCAATCTTCCTTACCAACTGGCTGTCATGCTTAATGCAATCCATTGCAGCCCTCCTGGCTATCCCGCCCAGCCGCTGCGGCAATCGCGTGCCGGCGAATCAATCTCCAGTCCAGTTGTTGTCGAGGTATCGATACGGTCGCTGCCGCTTGTCGCCGGCAGTCCACACGGCGTTCCACTCGGCCACCGTCAATCGCTTGGCCTGGGCGTCAGCCCACGCCTCGCGGATCACCGCCTCTACGGCAGCGTGATCTGGTGCCAGCCGAATTCGCTCGATGTACTCTGCGGCAGTCATGTGTTCACCTCGGCAGTCGGTTTGATTCGCCGTGGCGGCCTCGGCTGCTTGGGCTCGCTTCAGCCGCCACGGCGTCCATTGCTTCCAGCGGTCGTCACTCATCAGAAGGGGATGTCGTCCTGTGCCATCTCGACACGCGCCTTACTGGCACGAACAGACGGCTTGGCCTTCACGGCTGGCGTCGCAGCTGCAGGCAGGTACTTCTTCACCACCGCTGACACCTTCCCGGCTTTCGACGTGTAGTGGCTAATTTCCACCTGCACGACCTGGCCCTCGAGCTCATCTGTCGAGAGCGCTAGTTTTCCGCTGATGGCAAAGATGCCCACGGCATCGGCCAGCTGCTTCGCACGCCATCCCAGGTGCTTCGGAATGTCGTCGAAGACAAACTTGTAGTCGCCCTCGACCGTCGAAAGCCGCAGCTTCAGACACATGCCGTCCGGGTTTTCATCAGAGACCTTGTACTGGTTTGGCCCCTCCTCAGCGTGACGGATCGTCATGCTGTGGATGCCAGCCGGCACAATGTCCCTCTCGATCGTCGCCGCCTGCTGCGGCTCTTCTGCAATCACGAAATCCATTTCCGTTGCTCCTTTCCGTTAGGCAACTACTGCTTCCGTTTCCTCGATCAACCTCTTCTTGGCTTCCAACTCAAAAACCAAGTGCTCTGCGGTCTCGGACGTGATCTTGCCTTCGCTCACACGCTGTCCGATTCGCTCGCGGACCTTTTCCAGCACAGCGACACTTGCGGCGCCATCAATCACACCACGGGCGGCGTCAATGACGTCCTGCGACTCAGCCGGCACGCCATCCGAAAGCCATGCTGCCAGCTCGCGGCCAAACTCCTCGCTTGGCTTTTCAATGAGCTTGTCCTGAAACCGTCCCGAGCGATCCTTGATGACGTGCACAACGTGCTCCGGGCTGATTTCAAACAGCACGTCAAACTCGTATTCGATGCCCTTTCCCTGCTCCGGCGCGAGGCCCACACGCACAGGCCGACTCTTGCCGTTGGAATCGCTGGTGCTCTGCCACTCGGTCTTTGACCGCATGGTGGCGATCACGTGCCCAGGAAAGTCGAGGATCGCGTCAACGAGCTTGCGCTGCTTTGGCGTGCCCTCGCTCCAGGCTGACCACGTGTTGCCGCGAAACTTGGCGTTTGCCAGCCTGTCGATCTCCGTGAGCAGCTCGGCCCACGCATGCGAAAGGCTGTCAATCACCAGCACGTCGTATCCGTGTGCCTGCTTGATGGTCTCGACATACGACTCGATCGTCTTGTCGGACGGCTCTGCGACGTCGAACGAAAACAGATCCGCGTACTTGGCGGCGCTGCCTCGCTCAGTGTCGATGACCGCAATCCGACCAACCTTTCCAGCCAACCCGGTTGCAATCCGCAGGCTGGACATCGTTTTGCCAGCGCCGCTTGGGCCAAAGATTGCGGCCCGCAGCTTTGCTTGCGACTTTGTTGCTTTCTTGAACACGCTCATTGCTTCCTCGCTTTCTGTCACTTCTGTAAGGCCGCTTCACCGGTCCATCGGCTGGCGGCACGATTGCGTCCTTGCGAACGGGGACTCCGCCCCCTCTCCTAGAAAACCAGCACATCGCGGTTTTTCACCGCAAAGTGCTGCCTGCCTTTGCCTGGCACGTGCGCGGCAATGTGGTACTCGCTGTCGTCGCCGGCCTCGATCAACACGTCGATTACATGGCCGCCAAGAGTGGTGCCATCCTCAAGCCGAAAGGTGACGTAGTCGCCCTTGGACCACGTCGTGTGCAGTCGGCCGTCGATGAGTTGGCCGCGCCCTTGGTGCGGCCTGGTTGTGCCGTACGTGTCCTGCATTCCGCCAACGGCGGCGAGATATTCGGCGTGGTGCGGATCGTTCGCGTTCATGCGGGGTTGCTCCAGCGTTAAAAGTGAGGCCGCAGCGTAGCGGCGGCGTTAGAACCTGTCAACCAACAAGACGGGCAACAGTGCCCAGTACGAAATCGATGCAGTGGGCGACGGCCTGTGCCGTGTCGCTCGAGGTGCCAAGCTCTTGTCCAAACCGGACGAGGACTAGGGCTTGCAGGGCTGAATTCCAGCGGCGTTTCATGATGGCCCTCCTTGGCCTGAGAATCCGTTGTGCGATTGCCACCCGTTTTGCACCTGTCGGCTGGCCGGGTGGCCCCACCTTGGTCGGTCACAGTTGGCGGCCGAGATAGCAGCCAGAAGCCTTCATGGCCGCAACGCTTCCCCAGTGGATGCACTGGTTGCGAACGCAGATAGCGGTGTTGTGCCAGCTGCCGTAGCAGTCGGGCCAGCGATAGGCGGCTTTCGCCATAGCGTCGAATTGCTGCTTGGTGAAGCCAAGCTTCACGACCTCATCACGCAAGGCCCGGCACTTGTTTTTCGTTGCAGTGGTCATCGTTTCGGCTCCCGGTTGGCGGCCGCGAGTCTCATTTGCTCGCATGGCCGTATTCTAGCGTCGGCGTTAGAACTGTCAACAGGTGAGACAAAATTTTTTTCGGCCGTGTTTTGCCGGGGGAAAGGCTAGTTTGCCTGGAAGCCGCCACGGGGGCGGCCGGTCTTGGCCCGCTTCTCGGCGTAGGCGCGGACCTCGTCGGCATCGAGCACGAGGGCCGTCGGGGCGGCGTGCCATGCCCGCAGGCCGCCACGTTTTGGCCCCAGCAGGACCAGTTGGCGGACGCGACCCATGGTGACGCCCAGGATCCGGGCCGCGTCAGCGGTCGGGATAAGAGTCCGGTCGGTAGGAAGTGCAGCCACGGTGCTCATGCCTCCCAATACTAACGCCGAAGCAAGTGTTTGCAAATCACTGGCACTGATCCGCTTGCCCGGCCGCCTGCCGCACCGTAGGGTGCAGGTAGGCGACCGGGATTCGGAAATCAGAATGGCGGGGGTAGGATTGGGGCGTATGACCAACCGTGAGAGGTATGGGCAAACGTATATCCCAGACGACCGCTACAGCCTGTCCACGGAAGCCACGGAAACGACACGGCACGGAAGCGTGACCTAGATTCCGCGACATCGGAGGGCACGCACGATGACACTGAAAGAGTTTTTCAAGACGACCTACAGGCCGCTGAAGCTGCGTGGCCGCAGCCAGAACACGGCGCGGCTGTACGAGAACCTGTTCAAGCAGTTCGACCGCTGGCTGGCAGCCGAGGGCATCGCCCCTGAGGGCCAGATTGAGCACCTCGACGAGTTGCTGCTGGCTAGGTATCTCGAGCACCGGGCATCGACACGGTCACCCTACACGGCCGAGAAGGAGCGGAGCCAGCTGATGGCACTGGCACGGCTGGCATGGGAACGCCGTGTGCCCGGCCTAGAGCGGATGCCGACGTGCCCGGCTGGCGTGCTGCCAGACCGCGTACCGACCGCCTGGACGACCGAGGAGATGCAGAGGCTATTCGCAGCCGCCGGCCGCGCTCGCGGGCTTGTAGGCACCATCCCGGCTGGCGAGTGGTTCCAAGCCACGATTTTGCTGGCTTTCGAGACAGGGGAGCGGATCGGTGCGCTGATGGCCAGCGCGGCATCGGACTACCGGCGGCCGACCCTGATGGTCGAGCCGACGGCCAGGAAGGGCGGGCGGCGCGGCAGGGTCTACCACCTGTCGCCGGAACTGTGCGACCGACTCGACAAGATCGTGGCCCGTGGATACACGCAGCTGCTGCCGTGGCTGCAGGAGCCGACGCACATCTACCACCGGCTCAAGGTCATCATGAAGGCCGCCGGGCTGGGCGGAAAACGGATGGCCTTTCACCAGATCCGCCGCACGGCCATATCCCAGATTGCCGCAGCCGGTGGAGATCCCGTGGCCTTCGCTGGTCACGCCAGCCCGGCCATGACGAAACGCTGGTATCTCGATCCAAGGATGGCCGAACGCGGGCCGAAGCCGCACGAGTTGCTACCGCACATCGACATCGGCCAGCCGCCTGCTGGCGGCGATAGGCCGGCGGCTTGAAATACAGACCGACCCCGCCCTACCGTAGTCCATTCCCCCAAACGCAGGAGACTGACTGATGATCAAGTTTTTCGGAAAAGTGATCGCAAACATGCTGGCCATGCTTGTGGCCGCAGTTCTTCTTGTCGGCGGATGCCTCTACATGGGCAGCACTGCCATTCAGCAGGCAGAAGAAGCAAGGCGGCGAAACCAAGCAAACGGAAACGCAGAGGCAACGCCAGCGGCGACAATGCCATCGGTGGACGCCGTTTTTGATTCTGCTGAGAAGTCGTTTGCAAAAGGCGTTGCCGAAGACCTGATCGAGCAATACGACATCGTCAAGAACGGCACAGATGAGATGGCAAAAAGCATCCGTGCCGGTGCAGTTGCTGAGGCTTTTTTGCAGGCACGTGACTCGGCCAAATATCAGGCGTGGAAAGAAAAAGCAGACTTGCACATGAAGAAAGCAATGGGCAATTGATCAGGCGACGGCGATAGGCCGGCGGCGTAGACTTGCGGCCATGAGATCAGCGAGGGACGCATGACAGACGAGCAGTTTGTCGAATTCATTCAGTCAGGCAAGTCCATGAACAGCCCGATTGAGGTCATGCTGGACGGCATGTTTGGAAAGGTTAATGGCCAATTCCTTTCTTGCCACATTGGGCACGACGAAGACGGAAACGTATTTGCGGATTGCACCGTCGAAGACAGCACCGGGAAGCGGTGGGTTGCGGATCACCGGCATCTGGTTCCAGTCATCCGTTAAGCCGGCGGCGTAAACTCACCAACGAAAGGGACGCACCATGGACACGAAAGAGCGATTGACGCAGAAATGGGATGAAATGCACGGCCGACGCTGGATTCCTGTTAGCGATCGGCTGCCAGAGCGTGGCTCTACCGTGCTGGGCTTTCTTGCGAGAGACACTGCCGAAGGCGATCACGACTACCACATGGCGTGGCGTCACATGGATGACCGGCCAGGGCTTCGGTGGAACGGCCCAGGCGAGCCAACCCACTGGATGCCGCTACCCGAGCCGCCGGAGGTGAAGTGATGGAGTGGACACACTGGGGCTGCGCGATGGCTGGATGCTTCGTCGGATCGTTTCTAGTGGCCGTATGGAAGAATCAGCGGCGTCAATCAAGCGATGAGCCGACACCGTTGGTGAAAGGCGGCTGGTATCCGAAGGCGAGCAACCCGGTCCCGCCACCACCGCCACCAGCCCCGCCTCCACTTAGGCCAGTGCCGCCGTCCAACCTGCGAATCAAGTCCGGCGTTATTCCGACTGCCGAGGAAGTTCTGACTCGCCGGTCGCCGGAGGTGACATGAGCGACTTGCAAGAACTTGTGCCAGTAGTCGGCGGCCCAAAAGATGGGTCTACGTTTGCTTGGCTTGCCCAACGCTTCTGGGTTATTCCAGACGCGAAAGACCGAATCGCAGTCGTCTTGGACGACGGCTCACTTGGCTACGCATTTGGCGAACACACCTACGAACTTAAGTGCTACGCCAAGGGCACCGATCGCAAGTACCAGTGGGAATACGTTGGGTACAATCCGCCACAGCGGCCTGCGTCAGAGTAGCCGAGCAGGCGGGGGCGTGTTGAGGAAAGCAGGGAAAACTCAACACGCCTCACCCGCCGCCCGGCTCAGTGTTTTGTGGCGGCGCTGGTAGCGGCATCCAGTGGGTCACGCCAACGATAGCGCCATAAGCCTCATTCAGAAAGGCTCCGTCCTTAAAAAACGCGACGTACGCACATCCGTTTCCGAAGTAGAGAACTAAACGATCTTCTTCTGGCAACCGCTCGCTCACAGGAATCCACCACGGATTCTTCGTCTTCAGTTCTTCGATCTTGGCGGAAACAACTTCGCTGGCGATTGCCTTCAGTTGCTCGAATACGTCTTCCATGTCTCTCCCTTGCTCAAGAGTGAACCGGCGGCTCGGGCAGCGGCATCCAATGCGTTGGATCGCCGACACACTCCCAACTCCAGCGATTGCCGTAGTCCTGATTGAACACGTAATGAGCGATGCCACGGCCGTTGCTCTTGCTCCAGCCGAGAACGGGAACGCCGTCCTCCCATTCGCTAGCACGCGGTTCTGGCAGCCGCTCGCTCACAGGAATCCACCGGCCGCTGTCAGCAGGCACAAGCACGTATTGCCGCTCCTGCGTGCAGACGCCGACAAACTTATCTAGTTGGCTCGGCTCGACGTACTCAGTGACATCTGCCGTGACGATATCGTTCACTGCAAAATTTAGCCGCAGCGAGCGCACCCGCGTCGGGTCGAGGCCAAGGGCTTGGACGAGTTGTGGGATCAGCGGGTCTGGATGAATGACTACGGACATTGGTCTTTTGCCTCCTTAGTGTTTCGCATCAGCCTCAATGAAGATGCTGTGCCCCTCTCGGGCTCTCGCCTCCATCACGTCTACCTTCGCCTTCGTGCCCGGCACCGCCGTTGTCGGCGGCGCGGCATCCATCGCGTCTTGGATCTCCCGCAGTACGTCGCTGTATTCGTCCAGTGCCAACGCCAGGGCGTCGTGCAGGATCGTGCGATCCGCTCGAGCAGCCCGCCGCTTGTAGTGGTCGTTGCCAAGCGAGCACCCGCCGACGTCCGTGGCCGTGGTGTAGATCGCCAGCGTCGTACGCAGGTGGGCGTGCACGCGCATGACCCGCGTGAGCCACTTGCGCAGCCGTGGGTCTAGGTCATCCGGCCACCGCAGCCGTCTGGCGTCCACATGCTCACCCTCAATGCCGTCAATCCAGGCGACAGCATGGGGGGCGTGTCAAGTTTTACGCACAGCCGCAATCGCTTGCCTGATCACGTTGCGATGCTCAGGCCCCTCCAGCCAGAACATCGCCATCTCGTCGACGACCTTTCCAAGCAGCAGGTCGATCGCCAGGCGGACGTTGGCAGACGTGCCGTACCGCCACTCGAGATACTCAAGGCACCGTGCCCGCACGAGCTCGCACACGTGGAAGCATTCTTGGCCTGCTCGAAAACTCTTGCTCTTGGCCAGGCACGTCATCCACTCGCTTGGCCACAGCCGCAGCACGGCGTCGACCAGCGCATCGGTCGGCTCGGGCAGACTCGATGCCGGCTCGCCGATCGCCCGGCGAATCGTGTCTCGGAGAATCGGCAAAACCACCGCCGGCGCGTCGCCCACCGTCACCTCCTGCTGGTTGTGCTGGCCGGTGAGACTGTCGCGGGCGACGCGCCAGGGGCGGGGCATTTGCCGTCAGGGCAGGTCGCCGCCGGCTTGCCCGGCTTTTTCTTGCACCGCTCGCAGGTGCAGTTGCACGGCTGCAGAATCCGGCCGTCTGGCCTCCACATGCCGTTCACGCACGTCTGGCCGCAGACGCACTCCACGGGGGCGGGGGCGGGCTGCGGGGCGTCGACAGCGAACGTGGCGTAGGCCGCTTGGCAGGCGGCAGCCGCGCGTGGATGCTCGGCCTCGACCGCACCGGGCTCTGCCGCCAACGACGCCAAGAATGTGAGCCATGCCTGCCACATGTCACCACCCCCTGCCATGGTCAAGCAGCTGGTAGCCGTCGGCGTCCACCTGCACGAGATGCGTGCGAGCCTCGGTCTGCGGCGGCTCCTCGGTGAGCAGCGACACCCAGAGCAGCGTGCGGGCCGTGCTGGCGATCCACGCGAGCACCGGCCGCTTCGGCTTCGTGTTTGCGGGCGACGATGGCGACGACGCCAGCCAGTAGCCGAGCATGAGGCAGACGATGGCAGTGATGACGTGGGATCGGGTAATCGTCATGGCGTCCTCTATTCAGGGGCGGGGGCGAGCCAGTCGCCGTGGTGCAGATCTCGCCACGCGAAACCCGACTGCACGGAACCGATCGCCCATGAGTCTTGCTGTGCAATGATGCGCTCGATGTCACGTCGCTCGGCCCAGAAGGTGCCGTCGGGCTGGTCTGCGGGCCACTTGCCGCCGCCGAGGTACTTGCCCCACGAATTCATCACGAGGGCACCGTC